CAAGCAAAGTTTCCATCTTTGTATCAAATGGGATTTTATCTATAACATGATCTTCTCTGGAGAACCTATTATAGACCATACCGCTGGTTAAATTGACCCATTGACCAAGCAAGTAGGCTTTTATTAACTGCGGTGGATAATTCTCTTCAAGAGATTGAATAAAATTTTCTGGTAAATATGGATTATCTTTTGTCTTTGCTTGTATTAATCCTGTATCAGACTTTTTATTTTTTTCAAATGTCTCAAAAGCCCAGCCATGACCTTCGGGAGTTGTGGTTGCATAAAACTGCTGAACATTACCTGATCTAAGCCTAGCCAGTGCCATATTCATTGCTTGCTCCGCTTCTCTTTTTGGTATAGTATCTGCCTCATCAAATCCAACAGCACAAAGGTTCTGGCCTCTTAGTCTTTGATATGTAAGCATCGTCCTTAACAAAATTGTATGAGTGCCTTCTTTAAATTCTAAATTGTACTCAGGAAGTGGTGAAGCTCTGAAACTGTAAGGAATTTGCCATTGATCTAATAGCTCATTCATTGTCCTTTGTAAAATATCTCTGAGCATTGGGGCTGTTGGTTCAAAGATTGCTGAAACATGACCAACATTTAAAGCTGCTAATATGCAAGATTTTGAAATTAAGGCATGAGTTTTCCCAGCACCAAATCCACAAACTAAAGCAAGTTTTCTATGGTCAAGATCATCACAGAATTTTGATTGATGTGGCAACAAATCTTGAGATATACGATCTATAGCATCTGCTGTTGTCGGTAAATCATAAGCACCAATTTGATATAAAACATTTCCAGCTTTTGCTGTATCTAAAATACTCACGACACAATCTGTGCAAGTTTAGCTGCTGTATTGATCGCACCTAAGGCAATATGTAAATGTCCTTTTTCTCTAGCTTCAACTTGTAGGGTTGCACATTGATTTAAAAGCTCTGCGACCATTTGAGGTCTTTCCAAATCAAAATCAGCTTTTAATTTGTCTCTGGCTTCAATGAGATAGGCATTACAGGTTGAAGGGGACACCCCCCATTTTTGTTTAGCATATTTCAAGCAATCGGACTTCCTACCACCTTTAGCGATAATCTCTGCAAATTTATTTGCTCTTATTTCTTTTTCGGCTTTTGTGATTTTTGCCATTAAAAAATGAACTTAAGTAAATGTTACACGCAAAAGAGAAAATATGATAATTGTGTTATTTGAGACTCATTTAAGATTACTAGGTGTTCCCACGTTCCCATGTGTTCCCAGAAATGCTTAAGACTTACCTAACCCTATATATACCCCTAATATACCTATTATTATATTTATATATAAAACATAGAGAACATAGAGAACATATATATATAAGATAGTGATAGCAGAGGTTTTAGCCGTTCCCAGTAGTGGGAACAGGGGAGAGAACAGGTAAGAACCAGACCCATTTAGGTGTTCCCTCCAATCTTTTTCTTTTACGTTCATAATGTAAGGATTTGAGAATGGATGAGACAGTCATGGTGTCAGATTTTGTTTGATTTGATATTGGTTTTTCTATTGCTTCGGTTAATAAAAGTTCTATGGTTATATCTTTGACAGCATTGGCTGGATCGTTTAAGTAATTAACGATTACAGATTGCCATGGACTATCAACCATATATTTAAGGTTTTCTTTTTCGATTTGATTTTCCTGTTCTGTAGATAAAAAATGCTGTTCTTTATTTTTAAAAAGGTGAACGGCAGCCGACCATAAAGAATCGCGTTCTAGTTGAAGAGCATCAAGATCAATAGATTTTTTAGTACATGGACAAATATGGAATCGCCTGTTGCCTGTGTCATCTATTAATACTCCTGATTCTTTATTTGTAGATCCGACAATAATGCCTCTTCTAGGCCACTCTTCTACTGCTTTACCATAAGGAACTCTGAGGAGGTCAGTTGATCTTGATAAAAATGCTTTGATGACACCAGCGTGTTTACGGCTTGTTACTCCGTCAATTTCGCTCCATTCCATACCCCATGAACGGTGTAGAACTAAAAGATCATCTTTAGAAGAAATATCACCGAGGGCATCTGAAAAGAAAGGGCCAAATAGTACTTGCCAGAAAGAAGATTTTTTTATTCCTTGTGGCCCTTGTAATACTGTTGCGGTGTCATGTTTACACCCAGCCATGAAAGCTCTTCTTACTGCGTTAATGAGAGTAAGTTTCAGCATGGTGTCATATATAGTTGGTTCTGACAAATTTTGATCCTCTGGCCTGAGATATGTGGAGGCCATTCTTTCAATTCCATATAGTTCTGGCTTTATTTCGTTGTAGCAATGATCAAGATAAAGTTTTACAGGGTCATATTCATTCTCATGGGCTACTTTAAGAAGACAATCAACAGCCATTTCTTTTGGAACTTTATACCCAAGTTCTGCAAGTGTTAAATAAAAAAGCTCAATATTTTTAATTACTTTGCCATCCATTTCTATGGAATGAGAGAAGATATTAAATCTTATTTCCTGTTTAAGGTTACGTAAAAAATTTATTAATTCCTGTGATGTAAGCTGCTCAAGTTTTGTTGGAATAATTGTAGATTTTTCCTGTGGTTTTATTGAATTTGGAAAACTGCGTTGTGGTGGTGTCCAACCATCCTCTGAAGCAAACTTTTGCAGAGTACCTAATGAGACACCAGATGATTTAAATGAAGCCCATTTCTTTTCACATTCTCCAGATTGATATTTGCTGTTTTTTTGTGATAAAGCTTCCCATTCCTGTAAAAGAGAATCATCGCCAACAGAATGAGCCGCCATTCCAATTTTTAACCATGAATCATAATCATCTAAGCGTGATGGATTAATTGATTGAAGTAATGAACGTGCCTTATCTGAATCTGAATTATATGTCTGAATTTGTGGTGTTTTTGTTTTCTTTTTTTTCTGCTCCATCATCTTTTCAATTATGGCAAGAGGAGCTTCAGCTATTTGTTTAATATCTCTGGGTGATCTACCGTCCATCCACCTGTAACCATCTGTTATTGGATGTTTACCAGAAACTATAGATTGCGTACCATCCCATCGTAGTTCTATTTGTTCAACAGAACCATCCTCATCTTTTACCCCTGTCTGGAATTTCCGAGTTTTAATTTTTGACCAATATTTTTCTGGCACTTGATAAATTATTTGAAATCTACCAACCCGACCTGATGTGACCATCCATGAAGGTGGTAAAGATGAAAGAGAAAAACCCCATTCACCTAATATCTTTGCTGCTGATGGGCCGTCATGGTCTAGAAATAAAAGTCCACCAGAGGGAGTACCACAACAGACACCTATACCTGTAGATTTTTTTGCAGATATTTCTTTAAATAGTTGTGATCGTGTAAGTGGATTATTTTGCCAATCGTTTTGATATGGTCTTTTATTTTGGACGGCAACATAACCCCATGCCTTTGGCAAGCCTAGTAACTCTTCTTTTATATCCATCTTATGCAGCTTGCTCCATCTTTTCAGAAACTATAGATCTTAATAAACAAGACCTTGATTCAGAACCTTTATTATCATCAAGCCATTTTATCTGCCCCTGTGAAAGCTGAATATTAATTGTTTTTAAAGTTTGCTCTTGTTCCATATCTAGGGTTGTTTATGTGTAACTATAGGGTAAGATACCACTAAATCTAGTAGAGTCAATGATTCAATTAAGAGAATATCAAAAAGAAGCCAGCGAAAAACTTACAAGGCTTTGTAATAATTATGGGCATGGATATTTAAGTGGTGAATGTAGGACAGGAAAAACACTTGTTGCTTTATCAGTTGTTAAAAATATCGAGGCAGATAAGGTTTTAATAATTACAAAAAAGAAAGCGATCAGCAGTATAAAAAAAGACATTGATTTGATGGATTTAACAGATAAAGTTGTTGTTACAAATTTTGAGCAGTTAAAGAATTTTGAAGGTACATCATGGAATATTGTCATTGTTGATGAGGCCCATAGTGTTGGAGCATTTCCAAAGCCATCACAAAGACAACAGAATATTTTGAAATTAAGGTACGGAATAATTATTTTAATGAGTGGAACACCAAGCCCAGAAAGTTGGTCACAGTTATATCATCAATTTGCTTTGACTAATGTCTGGAATGAATATTCAAGGTATGGCCGTAATGGTTTTTATAGATGGGCTGGTGATTATGTGGAGATTAAGGAGAAAAGAGTAGGAACAGGAATTGTCGTAAAAAATTATTCAGATGCTTATATAAATGTAATTAAAAGAGATATTGAGCCATTTATGGTCTATATGACGCAAAAAGAGGCTGGTTTTAGTCAAGAAATAGAAGAAAAAGTACATTTAGTGAAAATGTCTAAAAGAACTTATAGGCTTGCTTTGAGGATTATTAAAACAGGTGTTATAGGAAAATCAAAAGGAAGAAGCGTCTTGGCTGATACTGGGGTGAAGGTGATGAGCAAACTAAAGCAGTTGTTTAATGGTCATGTAATAACAGAAAGACATGGAACAGTAATTTTTGATAAGAGCAAAGTTGAATATATAAAAGATACATTCAAGGGCAAAACTGCGATTATGTATTGTTATAAGGCAGAAGAAAAAATGCTGAAAAAAGTTTTTGGTGATCGTATTACTGAAGATCCAGTTGTTTTTAATAATGATGATGATAAAGTTTTTATTGGTCAGGTCAGAAGTAGCAGGGAGGGAGTCAATTTAAGTAGTGCAGATGATATTGTTTTTCTGGGTATAGATTATTCTGCGTTGAGCTATTTACAGGGAAGGGAAAGAGCCAGTTATTTAGGAAGGGATAGGAGTAATAAGGTGCATTATATTTTTGCTGAAAAAAGTATAGAGCCAAAAGTTTTTAAAGTAGTACAATCAAAGGAGAACTATACGATCAACCATTATCGTGATCACAGAGCAGCAATATCAGAAGAAGCTAATCGAACTTATTATGTGCAACAAAGCTGGACTTCCTGATATTGTTTGTATGAAACCAGATGAGGTAAAGTTCATTGAGGTTAAAGGGCCAAAGGGAAGGTTAAGTGAAGTGCAGAAATATAGAATTGATGAACTTAAGGAAAAAGGATTTGATGTACAAGTAATGAAACCTTGTTGACAGTTGTTGACACATAGACTATAATTAAAGGTATAGAGACAACCCCTCAAATGAAAAAAACTAACATTGCTTTTACAAAAGAAAAACGAGAAGCCATAATTGATATGGCTCTTGGCTGGTTTGAAGATTGGAAACTTAATGAGCCTACTGTCTACACAGAGACAGTTGAGGAAAGAAAAGCATTAATGTTACCTCTTAACAACAGCGAACTAATTAAACATATAGAAAAATTTTATGGTGTGGTGGAAGGAGAAATTTGGGATTACATTAACAGTAATTGTTAATTGTTGACAGTTGTTGACAAATATGTTTATAATGTAGGTATAACAACCCTATTAATTAAATGAACTTCACAAGACCAAGAGCAAAAAAAGTTATTCAAGGCATATTCACCGCTATGGATTGCGGCAAGTGGTTTACAAAACAGGACATCACACTCAGATTCATCAACGGCGGTTACGGTGGTGAGTTAGCTACAAGATACGCAGATGCGTTAATTGCAGCAAACACAGACATCAACCATTTCAGCAGATGGGAAGTCAGAGGAACTAAGTGGTTAGTTTACAGAACTTACAAATTACCAAAGAGCTAAACAAGGCTCTTTTTTTTGCCAATTAATAAAAACAATATTATCTGTTGACAGTTGTTGACACTTGTGTATATAATAGAGGTATAGCAACCCCACTAACACAATGACTTTTAAACTTTCAACAGAACTTGCAAACCACTTAGAGCAAGAGATATATGAAAAACTTGAATCTGCTGTTGAGCTAAGAGCCGCAGAATGGAATGGTGACTGGGCAGCCAGAGAGCAAAAAGGTGAGAAGTATCACTTCTACATGGTGACTAAATGGATCAGAGGTGAGGCAAAAGAAGTTGAGAAAAAGGTCAACTGGCACAAGCACGTTGGTGGTTTACTAAACATTGAGTTCTTCCAAACTGAACCAGACCATGAGTGGGACGAGGCTTACACTGATTACTACAGACCAAAGAACTGCACAGTAAACTATGAAGCTTGCAAAGAAAATGCAAAGGCTCAAACAAGACACAGTGTTGGTCTTTTAGAAAGCAGAATCAACGGTCACCTTGCAGTAACTGACAAGATCACTGACATCAATCTTGCACTTGGTAATGGTTACTTTATCGAGGGCTTTGTAGTTGGCACTACTGATAAAGGTGAAGAGTTTAAAATTTACACCAAAATGATCTGGAACTACCGCTACGGAGCTAACTCAGCAAACGGCTATCTTACACAGTATGTTCAGTTCAGAAGTGACAGAAGAGGAGCTAGGCAGGAAGGTAAGACTGTTCTTCAAAGAGCTACTGAAGCTGAAATTCAAGCAAAGAAAGATGCAAAGCAAGCTGAGTTGGTTGCTAAAAATGAGGCTAAGTGGGACAGATTCAGAGTTCTTCCAGACCAAATCAACAGATGGGCTGACAAAAGTATCAAAAAGCATGAGAAGATGCTTACTGAAGATGGTATCAAAAAAGCTGAACAAGACTTCAACAAGAGATATGGCTGGTATGACGCTAAGTTTGATCTTGAGAACTACAAAAGATGGGTCACAGAAGATCTTAATGAGTTCAAAATGTACAAAACAAAGATCCAAAAATGGCTAAACAATGAGCCAGCAGTAAGAGAAGTCTTTGGTCTTGACTGCAACACTAGGGACGACTTCAAATATTTAGTCCGCAAAGGCTAAACCTATCAGCCCCACCTCGACTGGTGGGGTTTTGAAAAGTTGACAACTGTTGACCATTAGTTATTATTAATTTACCCCTGAAACCAACCCCATGAAACACGCATTTCTCGCCCTCTGCATCTTCGGCATTAGCTTCTTCGCAGTCTCAGATTCACTTAGAACCTCTACTTCTATAGATTGCCACACGTTTAATATTGAATCTGCGTGTAAGGAGCTTACTAGAAAATGATGTATTACAATTTTCCATATAACCCAACTGAATTATGGGTTATGGCTTTCAATCAAAAAACAAAAACTAATAAGTTTTTATTTCATGCAAAAATTGGCAGTATTCAATTAAATAATGGTAAAGACGCATGGAATCCAACTGATTTTGAAAGAGCAGTAAAACAAAAATGCCAAAACATAAAAAAACAAACTGGTGATAAATATACTTTTGAATTTAATGATCATTACCAAATGAACAGATATATAGAAAATGATAATTATAAAAATGTTATTGATTTTCCATTAGAGCATTACAACAGCACCTTAAACAGAAAAAATTTTTAACATGATTAATGAATATGAACTTGGGCTACGCTTCGATAAAAAACCGAGGAAGAAGCGACCAACCCCTGAACGCTCCGACCTCGGCAATCTAATTTTAACTATGACCGATAAAGAAATCTTTAATACATTTGCCTCTGTTATTGATTCACCAACTGCAAGTCCTTTTCTAAAGCGTTTAGCACAGGCTGGTCTTGTGGCTATGCCTGATGATAAGACTTTAATTTTAAGAACATGGCCTCGGATCTATATGCAATACGGCCCACACTCTGAGGGATACAGACCATGACAACAGGATCAACCCAAATATCAAACGAAAACTACCATGCTGATTCTGCAATTTCAGCATCAATGCAAAAGGTAATGGTTGCTCATGGCCCTAAAGCTTATTGGAACTCTTTTCTTAATCCTGACAGGCCAGAACATAAACCAACAAGTGCCATGCTCTTGGGAACATTGACTCATTGTGCGATTTTAGAACCTGATGAACTAGAGAAGCGTTTTATTGCCGTTAGTTCCAGAACTACAAAGAAAGGTAAAGAGGAGGCAAAAGAAGCTGAAGAAAAAGGCATGACGGCTGTTACAGAATCAGATTGGTCTAATGCCATTAAAATGCGTGACGCTGTATTTGCTGAACCTTATGCAAAAAAGTTATTAAGCTTTGGTGTTGCTGAAAAATCATACTGGTGGGATGATGACATTTCTGGCATCACCTGTAAATGCAGACCAGATTGGTTAAACAAGGATACTATCGTTGACTTAAAGACCAGTAGATCAGGAGCAAACCCAAGAGACTTTGCAAAGGCAGTAGCAAATTTCAAGTATCATTTACAAGCTAAACATTACTTAAATGGGATACCACAGGCCAAAAGATTTATCTTTCTTGTAGTCCAATCTGAATATCCATTTGATGTCGGTTTATGGGAACTTGATCAAGATGCGTTGCAAGAGGGTCAAAACTTAAGTAGAAGTGCATTAGATAAAATTGCCGAATGTCGCCTGCTTGATGATTGGCCAAGCTGGTGTCAAACAGGTGTTCAATCTTTATCCCTGCCCCGATGGGCATTTACAACCCCTTTAGAAAAATGAGTTTTAATGAAGAACAGAAAAAACTGTTAAATCAAAAAATTAACAAAAAAAATGTCT